TGAGCGATGAGATATCACGCTTCATCTCGGTGATCATCGACAACAGCATCGACACCTTGTCCACCTCCTCGGCAGGAACCCAATCACAACCGCGCCACTGGCGATGGATCCGATCGAATATCAATACCGCGCTCTTCATATGGCGCATCGAATCGAACGCACGGAGCGCACGACCGAGATCGCATCGGAGGTTGTCGCGGATGTAGGTTACGACCTCGGACCGAGTAGGGTCGGCGTCGTGCCGCGTGGGCGGCATCAGGCGGAACATGGCGCGGAGGGTGGAACCATTCTCTAGATAACTCATGGGAGAACCAAGGTACATTCTCCCGGGACACCCGTCAAGTATCCAGAAGGAACTTCTAATCACGGTCCCAGAAAGTTCCGTGCACCCCCCGCTATCTCCCCTAAAAGGGAGTCTTAGTACTCCCTTAAAAGGGAGTCAAAAATAGCAACGCCGAGGCGCTGCGTGGGGGCTCGTAACGGCCCCACGCGCCTCGGCGGCTATTTTTGAGGACCCCTGAACCATGTACCCGGGTGGATGGGTGGAAGTGGGGGATTGGGTGGTGGGATGTGGATGCCCCGTAATCGAGCGGGAAGGGGCCTAGGAGGCGTCGGAGGGGGCGGATGGGGTGGAGAGAGGGTGAGCGGGGTTCGCGGGGCTGGAAACGGGAAGCCCCCGGATGGGGGGTCCGAGGGCTTCGCGGGGATGGATGGATGGACTCATCGGGAACCGCATCGCTCCTCGCCTCCGATGGAGTGAACGAGCCGAGACTTGTCTTTTTCAGACCAAACAAGCTCGCCGCCACATCTCAAACATACCTTCTTAGAACCCGAATGTACTTTGCGTCTGTATTGGTTTATCAATATCATACTTCTTGCTATCACCCTTTGGATATGGCTCAACGCTATATCTCAAAGCGGATTTCATCAGTGATAATTGCTTCTTGTTGCCATGCAGGAAGATGTATCGATGCTTGCGTGGCCTGCTCTTGAGATAGAACGCGTCTCCGTACTTCTTACGCATCCACTCTCCACGGTTTTCCTGACCGTAACTCAGGTCCGCAATCGTCTGGCCGTGCAAGTGCTCCATGCCCTTGATCGCCCAATCGGTTCGCTTGGCGCTCAAACCAGTGTAGAGGAAGTTGGTCGCTTGGTATACGTACCCAATGTGACCTTGCGCCGTGTCCGCGTAGCTCACCACAATCGCAGGCTTCGGCAACATCCGAAGCGAACGACCAACCAATAAGCTGGCAAGATTCCTCGTGTTCTCGCAGCAGAGACGATTCAGCTCCAGCACCTTGTCCTCCCACTCCTTACCAGCAATTCCACCACGCAGGTATGCGCTCGCGGGTATACCATAGGTAACCACACCGATCATCTTGCCTCCACGATACGCGCCAAACGCATACGAAATCGGACAGCTACGCTTCGCGTAGTGCCGCCCCAAGATCCAAGGCTCCGCTTCATGCGGAGGAATCGGAATCACGTTGACGACGGTTTCCATGTTCACCGCAGGTTGAAAGCCTCGCGCCACGCCATGTAGTCGTGCACCAGATCCGTCGCGAAACGGTACACACCAATGTCAGGCATCCCATCCGCACGGAGACAGGTGACGAATAGCCACCGCTCACCGCACATCACAAAGGGCTCCTCGCACTCACGCAGACGCAGGAAGGGAACAAGGGGAAGGTTCATAAGGGTTCGTTGGTTCGTTGTTGCGCGCCCACCATACCGCTCCATCATCCCGTGTCAAGCAGGAAAATGGGGGCAGGGGATTCCACTCGATCCCGCTCCATCATCCGGTGCCACGGCATTAGCATTTCTAATATCCGAATTCCGAATTCCGTATGGGGTATGGGAGGGCGGGCGAAGGGGGCGGACATGGCGCGTCCGATGGGGGGTCGGACATTCGATGTCCGATAACCTGGCGACGGGGAACGGGGGGGGGCAGGGTCCGGAAGGGGGAACGGGAAGGGGGCGAAGGGGAAGGGGATCCATGGCCCACTGGGAAACGAAAAGCCCCGCAGGCCGAAACCTACGGGGCGAGACGGGGAACGGGGAGACTAGGCGCTGGCAATGCTCCCGGCAAGGGCAATGGACACCATCGAGGCGGCGCACAAAAGACCGAGGAGGAGCCAGCCCAAGGCGCGGAAGAGGTCGGTCATTAGATCATGCCGAGGGCGATGAGGAGTGAAGGGCAGCCGTGGGAGCAGCGCCCGTCGGGCTCGACGATACAACCCTCGGTGCAGCACGCGGGACTTGTACCCTCGAACATAGCGTGCCGAGCATAGGCGAAAGCGCCGTCTTCGGAGGGTTCAAACCCTTCGTTTTCGAGCGCTTCCATGGCGCTGATTCGGTGGGGGTTGCGGGTTGCGGTAGGAACTTGTGTGGGTTTCATGATGTTTTTATGGGCGTCAATTGCCCGCGCAACCTACGGAGTCGCCCCCATAGGCTGGCCGGGAAATTGTCACGCGGTAGCTTCGATGAAGTGCCGCTTCCCGGTCCCGTGGGCCGGAATGAAGACGGATCGCTGCCCCGAACGGGAGCCGGCGCAGGCAAGGCAATCCACACAAGGGGTCCCGGACCGATCGCTGGCGCACAAGGTTTCGATCGTGTGGTGGTCGAGGTCCGGGGTCACGCGGAAGGTGCTCCAGCCCATCGAGCGAGCGATGATGAGTTCGGCGGCGGTGTCGACGGAGGCCATCAAAAGGGATCGCCAAGCCTGCAAAGAGGGTTTTCTCCATTGGTGGGTGTAGCCGGTCCACCCCGAGGAAGCGCCCGCAATGGCAAGGGCGAGGCTAAGCGGAAGATGCGTGGGGTCGCCGTAAGCGCCAAAACGGACCCGGCGGCCGGAGAATACAGAAACGGAGGGCAGGGGAAGGTAGGCTCCGGAGCGCCATGCGCGGTAAATGCCAAGGGGTGCTTGCCCGGGATTGACATAGCATGATCGGCCGACTCCGAAGCGCCCGTTTTCTTCGTGCCCGCGGTGCATGCAATTGCCACAAATCAGGCGATCGAGGCCTTGCTTAATCGCTTCCACGGGGTCGCAGGCTTTGACCAGAATCCAAATCTGAATCATCGGGCCCGTCTTCCGGTTGTCAGAGGGCGACTCAAAGCCCGTCGCGATGATCACGCGGGCCGAGTCTTCATGAATGATGAATCCGTTCACAGGGCACCTCCGTTGATTACCGTGAACCGGACGTTGCGTCCCGATAGCTCATTCGGTCGTCCCGGTACCCGATACCCGATGAACGCACTAAACTCGACGACTCGACCGTCTCGGGTCCAGCATTCAGCGTTCAACGGACCGACCCGACCCGACCGACCGTAGGACCGCCGAGCCGAGCGGAGCGCGAAAATTTCAGCAGCAAAACGAATCGAATCCGAACGGATCGAGCGGAAACCGGAGCAGGAATAAAGGTTCACAGGGCACCCCCGACGATGAGTTGCGCGAAACAATAGGCGAGGGTGCCGATGACAAGCGCGGCCCCGATGAGGAAGGCGAGCGCGACTAGGAGTTTTTTTGCGGATTTCATAGGATTTGATGGCTCCGACTAGTGGGAGCACGGGCGAAGTAAACCAAAGGAGGCGACTGTTGTCAATACCGGACGACAAAAATGTTGCGGACGGAAAGGTTGGCATGCAAAGCGGGGGTATGGCCAGGAAGGGGAACAAGGAAGCGAACCAGGTGGAAAGGGTGGAAAGGGTTGTGGAGAAAAAGAAAACGGGAAGGCCTCTAAAATCCGTTTCCGAAGAGAACAAAAAAATGGCGCTTGAAGCGGCCCGACTCGGGATGCCGATGGAACGGGTCGCAGTTCTCGCCGGGTTCCCGACTAACTCATCGGGTACGTGGTCGCAGTTCCTCACAAGGAATCCCGACTTTGCCGCTGAACTAGAAAGGGTCCGTTCCATCGGGGAACTAGAACTGACTCGTGTGGTGTCTAACTGCGGTCCCGGCTGGCAAGGATCCGCTTGGTTGCTTGAGCGTACCCGTGGTTACGTCGCGAGAGCCCAGTTGGAACACACGGGAAAAGGGGGGAAGGAACTCAGCGTCAGTGGAGCCCTCCTCGGAGCATTCGGGGGCAGCAAATAGACCACGGGGGGGCCAGGACCCCCAAGAGGGGGGTGGGTGTTACCTGTATACCCCCTCCCCCCACCGCCATCAATTTTATGCCTGTCAAGCAAATCAAGCGGAAACGGTCCCCTTCATTGGGGATGGGCTCGCACATCCCTGCGTGGAAGCAGCGGAAGCTCCTCGAGGAGGCTCAGCAGCTGAAGAACTTCCCCAAGATGATGCTTGGCCTACGTGAAGTGTACCCCTGGCAAGAGGCGGTGTTGGGTGCGTTGAACGAGAAGCATGCGAAGGTGGCGTTGAAGGCGGCGAATGGTTCTGGAAAGACGAGCATGGTGGCCGCGAGTGCGGTGGTCTGGCACATGATTCGTTGGCCGGGGAGTTTGGTGGTGTGCACGGCGGGTGTGTACCGGCAGGTGGCCGACGCGTTGTGGCCGCATTTGAGGAAGATGATCAATGGGTTGGGTGGTGAGGAGAATGGGTTCTCGATCAAGGATGGGGAGATCAGGTATGTGTATCCGAAGAGGGTGGATGGTCAGGAGTTGGTGAGTCGGTGCATTGGGTTCAGCGCGAGCAACCCGG